AGATTGTAGAACCCGCTGAAGGCTTTACAATCTTTGCTACTGCTAATACAAAAGGCAAGGGCTCAGATGATGGTCGTTATATGTACACAAATGTACTAAACGAAGCTTTCTTAGAAAGATTCCCTACAACTGAAGAGCAAGATTGGCCTTCAAGAAAGATTGAGATTAACATTCTCAAAAAAGAATTAGATGGCCAAGATGATGATTTCGCTGAGAAGCTTGTCATTTGGGCTGAAGTTATCCGTAAAACATTTGAACAAGGTGGTTGTGATGAAGTCATATCGACTAGACGATTGGTTCACATATCCAGAACTTTTGGTATATTCTCCGATAAGTTAAAGAGTATTGCTAAGTGTATTGCTCGATTTGACGAGGACACCAAGGCTACTTTCTTAGACTTGTATACCAAAGTTGATTCTGGTGCTGATGCTGACTCACTACTCACAGGTGAAGAAACTCCCGAAACTCCCCAACCTGATGAGAGTGTATCATAACCACCGCCCCTAAAAAGCTTTTAAGGCCTAAAAGCTTTTGTAAAAAGGGAAGAGCAACCCCTTTAAGTGTTGCTCATTTTATTTTGGAGTTGTTTATGTCAATCGAGAGCCGCATTGTAAAGTATCTTTCAAAAACTGATGGATACAATACGCTCACCGCCAACCAAATGCGTTCTAAATTTGGTGTTAAAAACCCATCAGCCATGGTTGATACCTTGAGAAAAAAAGGTTACTCAATTTATAGAAACTCAAAAAAAGTTTCTGGTTCAAGAGTGAGTTTTTACAGGTTGGGCAAACCAACCAAAGAGATCATAGCTGCTGGTGTTATGGCGCTACGTTCACAAGGCATTAATGCTTTTGCCTAAAATAGTTGTTTAATTTTGAATTAGGGCTGATAAATATATTTTATTAGTCCTAATTTTTTTTATGGAAATATTATGGAAATTCAAGTTAAAGTAGATGAATTGAAAAAACATAAACTGTTCATTGCAACGCCAATGTATGGTGGTATGGCACATGGTCTTTATATTAAATCATGTTTAGACCTTCAATCGCAAATGAATAAGTATGGGGTAGAAACCAAGTTTTCATTCCTTTTCAATGAGTCGTTAATTACAAGAGCAAGAAATTATTTGGTTGATGAATTTTTAAGATCGGGTTTTACCCATCTATTATTCATTGATTCTGATATACATTATAATCCACAAGATGTATTAGCTTTATTAGCAATGAATAAGGAAGTATCTGGCGGTCCTTATCCTAAAAAATCTATCAATTGGGGTAATATAGCCCATGCAGCTAGAGAACATAAAGATATGGATCCAGGTGAACTTGAGGCTTTAGTTGGGGAATATGTATTCAATGTAGTGAAAGGAACAGATCAATTCCAAGTTACCGAACCATTAAAAGTGATGGAGATTGGTACTGGTTTTATGTTAGTTCAACGTCAAGTATTTGACCAAATGAAAGAAGCATACCCACAAATACACTATAAACCAGATCATGTTGGCCAACAACATTTTGATGGCTCAAGATATATTCACGCTTACTTTGATACTGTTATTGATAGTAAAGGTAGTATTACTGATGGTGGTTCAGACAGGTATTTAAGTGAAGATTATATGTTCTGCCAAATGTGGCGTAAGATAGGTGGTGACATATACTTATGTCCTTGGATGAAAACTCAACACATTGGCACTTACGCTTTCTCTGGTAATATGCCAGCTGTTGCACAGTTTACTGGTAAACTATGACAATAGATTACAAATATAATGAAGATGAATTGATCAATGAATTAAAAGAATACATAGATCAAACATATGGGCAACACTATTCAAAAGATAAATTTCAAGCAACTGAATTTATAATAGATAGTGGCCACGGTGAAGGATTCTGTATTGGTAACATTATGAAATACGCACAAAGGTACGGCAAAAAAGATGGCTATTGCCGACATGACCTTCTAAAAGTGTTACACTATGGAATAATAGCACTACATAATCATGATATAAAACGAGGTGATAATAATGAAGTTAAGTGATAAAACAATCAATGTTCTAAAGAATTATGCGAACATTAATCAAGGTATTTTCTTTAAGAAAGGTAAAGTTCTTAAAACTGTATCTTCTCATAAGAATATATTAGCAGAAGCTAAAATTGGTGAAGATGTACCAACTGATTTTGGTGTTTATGATTTAAACAATTTTCTTTCAGTTGTTTCTTTACATAAAGACGATCCATCATTTGAGTTTGATGATAAGCACGTTATGATTGTTGGTATGAAAGGTCGATCAAAAATTAAGTATCGTTTTTGTGAACCAACAATGATTGTACTACCACCAGAGAAAGACTTTGTAATGCCAGAAGCTGAGATAAACTGCTTAATTACAAATGGAGATTTTGATTGGATTATGAAAGCGAGTTCTGTTTTAAGTTCTCCACACATTGCAATTCAATCTGATGGTATTACAGTTGATGTAATAGCTTTCAATGGTCAAGATGATAGCGCTCATACAGATTCATTACAGATTGATAAAGGTAATGGTAATCAGTATAAGATGGTTTTCAAAACAGAAAACATAAGTAAAATTATGCCAGGAAATTATGAAGTAAGTATATCATCTAAGGGTGTTTCACATTTTAAAAATAAAGACGTACCATTACAGTATTGGATCTCTACTGAAACTGGTAGTAAATATGAGGCGAAAGAATAATGGCTAATTTTGTTAAATTTAAAAATTCATTCAAAGGTAATGTTACTGATGAAATATGGATTAATGTAGATAAAATATATACTTTTTTTGCTACATTGTCAACTGATGCAAATAATGAAATGAAAACAGTTACAACATTATATGCAGGTCAGGAGGGTAATTGGGAAGTAGATGATTCTATTGAAGATGTTTATATAAAAATAGCAAATAGGACAGGTTCTAGAAAATCTATATGATGATTTATTATGTGAGGAGTTCCGATGGAACATTTATTATGGACAGAGAAGTATCGGCCAAAGGCCATAAAGGATTGCATATTACCTGATAGACTTAAAAAACCTTTTCAAGAATATGTAAATCAATCTAATATACCAAACTTATTACTGAGCGGTGGTGCAGGTGTTGGTAAGACAACAGTTGCAAAGGCCATGTGTGATGAGATTGGTTGTGATTCACTCGTAATCAATGGTTCTGATGAATCAGGCATTGATACCTTCCGTGTTAAGATAAAGAACTATGCTTCATCAATGAGTCTAGCTGGTGGTCGTAAGGTCATTATTATAGACGAAGCTGATTATCTTAATCCAAACTCAACTCAACCTGCTTTGCGTAATGCAATAGAAGAATTTGCAGGTAATTGCTCTTTTATATTCACTTGTAATTATAAGAATCGTATTATCGACCCTTTACATTCAAGGTGTGCTGTTGTAGATTTTACATTACGCAACGGTGAGAAAGCCAAAATGGCATCACAATTTATGAAAAGAATTACCAATATACTTGGTGATGAAAAGATTGAATATGATGATAAGGTGATAGTAGAACTTATTAAGAAACATTTTCCAGATTTTCGTAGAGTGATTAATGAGTTACAAAGATATTCAAACTTTGGTAAGATTGATATTGGTATTTTGGCTCAAATTGGTGATGTACCGATAGAAAAAGTTGTGGGCCTCATCCATGAAAAGAACTTTAAAGAGATTAGAAAATGGATCGCTACCAATGATGTTGATTCAAATACTTTGTTTCGTAAACTTTATGACACTCTATATGAAAAGTTAAAGTCACATTCAATACCTAAGGCAGTTCTGATACTTGCAGATTACCAATATAAAGCTGCATTTGTATCTGATCAAGAGATTAATACAGTTGCTTGTTTAACTGAGCTAATGGTAGAGTGTGATTTCAAATGAAAGGTCATTACTTCCCATCTGAATCGTTAATTGGTGGCTGGTACATACCAGAAAATGTTTGTGATAATCTTGTTCAATACTTTAAAGATAATTCACAAAAACATGAATCTACTTTAAGGTACAATGAATATGATTCAGATGGTTTTGCTCGTTTAACTAAAAAAGTAGTGAGAACAAAAAGAACAGATTTAACAATACACCCTAAAAACATTGATTCATGTATAAGTGATTATAGAATATGGTTACAAAAATGTTTGATGGAATATATTAAAAAATATCCAATGGTAAATAATGTTAAAGGGTTTAATATATTTTGTGATTATATATTACAATATTATAAACCTGGTGAGGGATATTTCTTAGATCATTTTGAGAATGACCATAGAGGTATAAATTTAAATAGAGTATTGGTCTTTATGACATACTTAAATGATGTTCCTGATGGTGGTACAAATTTCAAGTATCAAAGATTTACGACACCTGCTATTAAGGGTTTAACTGTAATATGGCCTGCTTATTTCACTCATGTACATTCAGGTCAAATAACAAAAGAACATGAGAAATATATAATTACAGGTTGGTATACAACAGATGAATAAAACAAGCCCATTTGAATTTGTAAAACAGATACTACAAGGTAAGAAACAACTTATTGTTGATGATATAACAGAGAAAGAATATAAACCTTTCTTAACTAATCGTTCATTAAGCTATCATAAAGATTGTGTTATCTTTGCAAATGAGATGAATCAGAGGCATTTTTTAGATAATAAGATGCAGAATGACTTTTTACTAAATACTGTGAGATCCATGAGGAGACCTTTTTCAAAATGGTTAAAACCAGGAAAAAGTGAAAATTTGGAATGTATAAAGAGATATTATAATTTATCAGACTCAAAAGCTTTAGAAGCATCTCAAATACTCTCCAAAGAACAAATACAAGAATTGAAAGAGCTTACCGATACAGGTGGTAGAAAGAAATAAAAATGGCAGATATAAACAACTTTATAGAAGTTACACTCGGAGAACAAGATGACTTTTTAAAAGTTCGTGAAACGCTTACAAGAATTGGAGTTTCGTCACGAAAAGAAAAAGTATTGTATCAATCTTGTCACATATTACATAAACAAGGTAGGTACTATATTGTACACTTTAAAGAATTATTTGCATTAGATGGTAAACCATCTAATATATCCGAAAATGATATACAAAGAAGAAATGCAATTGCAAAGCTATTAGAAGAATGGGGTTTGTTAAAGATTATAAACCCAGACAGAATTGGTAATAATGTTGCCCCACTACATCAGATAAAAATTATATCCTTCAAGGAGAAGGATGAATGGAATTTAGTTGCGAAGTATAATATTGGCAAGAAGCCAGATGATGTTTCGTGACTAAATAGTATGGTGACGCCGAAAGGGTCACA